GTGCGTGGCTTGACCACCTAGCCGAGCGCCGTCCTCACCGTCATGTTCCATGCGGTCTCGGCTGGCCTCGCGTGAAGACCCCGGCCTACCCGCTGACCTCGTAGTCATCGACCTGGTACAGCACGTCGGCCCGCAGGCTCTTGTGCTGCGCCATCGACGTCTCCGGGTCCGCGAACTGCACCTCCACCTGCCGCGGGTCCTCCGCCGCACTCAGGAACCGTCCCCCGTGGGACTTGTCCCCGAGCGGCCCCTGCACCCGTTCCAGCACCAGGGCGATCGCGTCGTCGAAGTCCTGCTGGGCGGTTTCCAGCAGCGGCGACGCGGTGGTGACGACCGGCCACACGGCGCGGAGCCGCATCTGGTAGCGGGGGCGGATCCGCTGGGCCGCGACCCGGGGGGCGAGCAGCCGGGCGCGCATCACGTACAGGCCCGTCTTGTTCGTCGCCGGGGTGCGGGGCCAGTAGGCCTGCAGCACCTGGAACGGTCCGCCCGCGCCGAACGGCAGCGACGGGAGGCTATCACCGGTCACGGCCAGCCACGCGGCCTCGCGGGTGATCGCGTCGCCCGTGCTCAACAGGAGCCGCCGTAGCTCTCGAGGATCTTGCACGCGGCCCCGTACAGCCAGTCCGGGTCATGCGCCGTCGTCCCCGGGTTGAGCTCGGAGATCACCATCCACGCCGCCATCAGCCGCCCCGCCCGCACCAGGTCCGCGGGTATCGAGGCCGCGTACCCGCCGGAGTACGTCACCCGGACCCGTGACCCGACGGGCACGAGGGACCCGATCTGGAACCACAGGTGACCCGTGTTGTCCGGGCCGTCGAGAAGCTGCGCCTGGTCGTACTGCTGGGTGCCGGAGTAGGACCGGATCACCAGGACCGACACGTCCGAGTACTGCCACAGGTCCGGGTACCGGGGCGGCCTCTGCGACAGCCACGCGTGCCGCACCAGGTCGTTCCCGCCGCCCAGCGCCAGGGCCTCGGACCAGCCGATGGTGCCCTGGATCGGCATCGGCAGGGACGTCCCGGCCGGGTACTCGTCCGGGTCTACGCCGTCCGCTCTCGTCGTCTCGGTGAGGTTCGTGAACGGGGCGAGCCGCCGCCCTCCCGCCGCCGCCTCGCACGCCCGGGTGGACTCGGCCATCAGGTCGGCCAGGGCGGACTCGTCGTAGTCGGCCACCAGGTCGCCGAATGGCGAAGCCTGGAAATTAGCAGGCGAGCAGAGGGGTACCGGCTGATCAGTGTCGGCCACGGCTCACCCCCGGCAGGTCAGGTCTTCGCGGGTTCCGGGGCCTTCGCCGCGGCCTTCGGGGCAGGCGCGGGCTTCGGTGCCTCGGCGGCCTCGTATCCGTGCGGGTCGAGCCTGAGCAGGTCCTCCCCGAGCCGGTCGGGGACCTCGGTCACGTCCCCGTCGTTCTTCCACTCGTACGGGCCGACGGCAGTGCCGCCGAGGTGCTTCCGCAGCCACATGGGCCGCTCCTCTCGCTGACGGGGGAGGCCGTGACCGGCCGGGCACCGCCGCAGGTGCCCGGCCGGAAAGCGGCGATTACCCAGAGGTCTTGACCCGGTAAGCGCGCCCGCAGAACTTAGGCGTGCGGACGGCCAGGCACATATCCCCCATCACGGCGAACGGCATCGAGTCCGGGGACGAAGTGGTCGGATACACGTCGAGTGCCTGTGCCTCGCGAACGAACGGCCGCACGATGTTGCCCGGGTCGCGGGACTGCAGGTAGATGTTCTCCTGGCCGGCTCCCGGCGGCAGCATCGCCGTGTTGGTCCCGAAGTACGAGGTCGGCAGGACCGCGGGCACGACGGGGCCGGTGGAGTTCTGCGGGATCAGCGCCGCCCCGGTGTCCACGATCTGGTTGGTGACCACGGGAGTCACCCCGTCGGACTGCAGGCCCACCGTGGAGTCGACGTAGCCGAGGAACGTCTCCGACCCGGCCGCGCCGTTCGCCGCGGACCGCCACACCTTGTACAGCTGCGGGCCGAGGCCGTCCTGCCCGGACGGCGGGGTCAGCGACAGGACCACGTTGTTACCGGTGGTGACGGCCTGGCTGACCTCCACGGAGGGGAGGATCTCGCCCTGCCGGGCGATCACCGCGGACACCTGGTACTTGTAGGTGCCGTTCAGGACCGCGCCCGCGTTCGTGGCGGTGCCCCCGGTGACCGTGCCGACCTGGTAGCCCAGCGCCGACAGGAACGATGTCGGGACCAGGGGGATCCGCTTGTACGTCGCGACGATCAGGCCGGCGGCGATCTCCACGGTGTCGTACCGCTGCTGCGCGGTGAGCAGCTGCGCGATGCGGGCCTCGGCGGACACGGACATGACGTACATCCAGGAGGAGTCCGCGACCGGCTCGGCGGCGTTGCCCGACACCATGACCTGGAGGTCATCCAGGGTCGACAGGGACAGCGACTTGCCCGCGTAGTCGATGACGTTCTGGGCGCCGCCCGGGGAGAAGTTGGCGATCTGGGTGTCGAACCCGTCGAACTGGGGCTGGGCGCCGTTCGCGGTGGAGGCGGAGTTCCCCCAGCCCATAAAGCACTCGGCATCCCAGTAGTAGCCCTTGATGGCGCCGTTGACTTCAGTGGCCCGCAGGTTGATCAGGTCCTGGGTGACGGCCTGCGCGTACCCGGTGACGCTGCCCACGGACTGGATGTGGGTCATGTTGAACGACCCCTGCTGGTACGTGCTGGTGGACACCGGGCGGGCGCCGCCGTCCGGCACCGCGCCGCCGCTGACGACGACGGTGCGGGTGTTGAAGAAGTACGTGGTGCTGTTCCACTTGCGGGTCGGCACCGACCGGCACCAGGGCGCGAACCGGCGCTGGTACTCGACCAAAGTAGGGTCGATGAGCTTCGGGACGAACGGCTGCGCGCCCGCGGCGGTCAGCGCCTCGCGGATCTCGGACATGAGGTCTCCTCAGGAATGCAGGAGGCCCCCGCCGTGACGGGGGCCAGGGGGTTCGGGGGGAGGCCATTACTGCCCGCTGAGCACCAGCGAGGCGCTGGCGGCCGGGTGGAACGGGTGAGCGGTGCGCGGGTTAGCGCCCGCGGGGGCCGAACGCGGCGGCGGCAAGGTGGGAAAGCTCCTCGTTCGACGCCTTCTCCAGGAGCTTCCCGGCGCCGGGGCCGTCCGCGATGGCCTCCAGGGGGGCGAGGCCCTTGCGCTGGATCCCGCCGCCCTCGGCGCGGGCCTGCCGCAGCGGGACCATCTTCTCCTCGATCATCCGCTCGAGGATCTGCTCGTCCGTCTCCGTGACGGCCAGGCCCTCGCGGGCGGCGGCCTCGGCGAACTTCTGGTCGGCGAGGGCGGACAGGCGGGCAACCCGCTGCTCGGCCGTCTCGGTGGCAGACGCGCCCGCGGTGGCCGGGATGCCCTGGCCGAGGGCAGCGTTCGCGGCTGCCTGCGCGGCGGCGGTCTCCTGGGCGGTCCGCGCGGCCTCGGCTTCGGCCTTCTCCCGCGCCGCACGCTTGGCGGCCTTGCGCTCCAGCCGCTGGCGCTCCTGCTCGGCCAGGGCGGCCGAGACGGCCTCCGCGAGAGCCTTGCTGTCAACTGCCGGCGCAGCGGTCTCCGCCGGGGTGGTGGTCTCCGCCATGGCGGGGTCCTCCGTTTCCGTGGTTGCGGCGGCCGGGCCGGCTGCCGGGTCGGTATGGTCCGGGGCGGATTCGCCCGGGGCGTCATCATCGGTGTCGGAGCCGTCGCCGACGCCGGGCACGTCGACGTCGCCGTCCATGTCCGGGTCGAGGGCGGCCAGGGCCTTGCATGCGGCGTCGGCGGCGGCCCGGAGGATCACGTCGAGGTCCTCGGGGTCCACCGAGTACGAGGACAGGCAGATGTCCACCGGGCCGTTGGACGCGCGGACGGACCACGACCCGGCGCAGGACGGGTCCATGCCCATGTGCTCGGCGAGGGCCTCGGACACCTGGAACGGCTGGTCGAACGTCCACCCGTCCGCCCAGCCGGAGGACTCGGCGGCGACCTTCACCCCGAACCGGGCCAGCGCCACCTTGATCTTGCCTTTGATCCGCTTGAGCTGCTGCGCGGTGTAAGGCTTGGCGTTGCCCGCCTGGTTGATGTACGACCATGCGGCCTTGGCGTTTGCCTTGGTTGTCAGGTCGTACCGCTGCTTCTTGTCCGGCTGGTAGCCGGGATCGGCCCACTGCCGGCCGGCGCCCGACAGGCCGCTGCCGCGCTTGGACATCGGCGGCGACGCCTCGCAGGTGACGCAGATCCCGTTCTCGAGGACGTGGGACGGCTGCGGGAGCAGGGCCGTCCGTTCCGCCTCGGCGAGTGCAGGGAGGGCCGCTGGCGCCGTTTCCTCGGTGATGGTCACGCGCGCCTCCTGGACGCTCTCGGTGATCAGGACGCGCTCCGTGGTCTCGGTCGCGCCGTCCTTCGCCCAGGCGAACGCGTCGACGGCCGCGCCGGGGACGCCGGGGGACGCCGTGTAGTCAAGCCCTGCGAGCGATAGGGAGTCCCCCTGCTCCGCATCCGCGCCATCCGGTCCCTTGACCTTGCGGATGCGCCCCTCCCAGAACCCTCTGATGCTGACGCCTCGCAGGAACGGCTCCGTGCCGCCCGAGGTGTCCAGCAGCGAGGCGATGGTGCGCCCGTGGGGGGTGTCGGCGATGTCGGCCGTGAAGCGCGCCGAGCCGTCCTCCGTCAGCGCCAGCGAGCGGACCCTGCCGACGATGCGGGTGCTGTCATCCTCGGCCGCATGATGGCTCCTCATGCTCAGGGACATGGAGCCGTCGGCGAGCTGGGGCTGGGCCTTCCTTACCGCGTCCGCGATGGCCTCGGCGCTGTAGTAGCGCCTGTTCAGGCTGACGCCCGGCTTGAGTGCCGTACCGCTGACGGTGGCGAGGATCCTGGCCACGGCGCGCCTCCTCTCAGGTGCGGCGGCGCGCCGCTATCGGCATGGTCGGGGCGGCAGGACCGGTTACGAGTAGCCGACGGTGATGCCGGGGCTGGTTGCGCCCTGGACGACGGTGATGCCGATCCCGGCGGGCATGTCCACGGTGATCTGCGTGCCCACCGTGGCCGCAGCCGGGACGATGGCCAGGACGGTGCCCGACCCGGCGGTGTTGTCGTAGATCGTGCCGACCGTCGCGGAACCGGCGACGGTGACGAGGATGTTGACGACCCGGCCGGACCCGTTCTTGACGACAGTGGTCGATGCGGCGTTGGCGGCGATCGAAGCGGTGTGCTCGGCCCTGACCGAGTTCCCCGCGAGGTCGGTGTTGGCGATGTAGCTGACAGGCGAGAAAGACATGACTCAGCCCCTTCCGGGCGTGATGGTTGAGGCGGCCGGTCAGCGGCCGTACAGGGTGATCGAGGTCCCGGTGACGGTCCCGCCCGTGCAGGTCCACGACACGCGGCCCCAGCGCGGCAGCACCAGGTACGACGACGCGGCCCCGCCGTGGAGGCCGCCGTATACCGGGGCGGCGGACCCGGCGGCCGTCAGGGAAGCGGTCTTGAGGACCTGCAAGTACAGATCCCCGGCGTCGTCGTACAGGTCGAGCTGGACCAGGAACGCCGGGGAGGAGGTGATGGCGCCGACGTTCACGAGCAGGGCCACGTCCTGGATGTCCCGCAGGTCGACGGCAGTCTCGGGCGGCGGCAGGATGTCGCCCGCGCCGAGGCCCGCCCATGACCCGGAGTTCCCCGCGCCGGCGATGGTGGTGCCGAGGCCGGAGCCGGCCAGGGACCACAGGATCTTCGAGTTCGGGTAGAGGCTGGTCACGGGTCAGCTCGCGATGACCACGTAGGTGACGAGGAAGGTGTGCGAGGCGGTCATGGCCGCCGTGTTCTTGACCGTGATCACGGTGCTGGTGGCGGTCGCGATCACCGTCGCCACCGCCGTGACGGTGGACGTGGTGTCAACCAGGGAGACCAGCACCGCGACGGGTGCGGCGGCGAGCGCCGTGCCGAGGGTGATGGTGGCGATCGTCCCGGCAGTCACCGACGTGGAGTCGGTGGTCAGGACGAACGAGCCGCCCATGTCGTGGCCCGCGGGGGCGCTGGCCACGCAGTGGGTGACGCCCGCGATGACCGGGGCGGGACCGGTGCCGTTCAGGCTCAGCGCGGTGAGCGGGCCGGTGTCGACCACGGCGGGGTACATCTCCGTCTGGGTGTTGACCTGGACGGGGTTCCCGCCGAGGCTGACTGCGCCGGGAGTGGTCATGAGGGGCCTCCTGGGGGGCTCGG